CGATCTGTGCCAGCTCGCAATGGACCCGCGGAAAAACTCCGGCTGGGCCTTTGTGTTCTTCGCCTGGTTCGAGCACCCCGAGTATGTCGTGCCACTGGCGGACTCGGACAAGGTAGCCCTACAGCGGGACCTCTCGAGGGAAGAGCTCGAGCTGCAACAGCAGCACGCCCTCACTTTGAATCAGCTCGCCTGGCGCCGGTGGGCGATCGAGAGCAACTGCGAAGGTCGCATCGATCGATTCCGGCAGGAGTTCCCCAGCAACCCGCAGGAAGCGTTCCTCACGAGCGGCCGTGCCATCTTCGACATGGCGGCGCTATCGCGAATGCCGGCCGTCCAGGAGCCTGCGCGCGGGCGCCTCGATGTATTGCAGGTCGGGATTGAGAAGCGGGTACAGTTCCTGCAGGATTCGGGCGGCCGCGGCGAGCTCACGATTTTCCAGCAGCCGATTAAGAACAAGTTCTATTGCATTGGCATCGACCACGCCGAGGGAATAGACCCGCGCGCGAAGTCAGGGCACTCAGACCCGGACTACTGTTGTGCACAGGTCATCGACATCGACACCGGTGAGCAGTGCGCGAAGTTGAAGGAGCGCTATGAATCGCGACCGTGGGCCGATCGCGTGTATTGGCTCGGTCGCTTCTACAACCTGGCCTACCTGGTGCCCGAAGGCAAGGCACAAGGCAAGCCGGTCATCGCGCACCTTCTCGAGATCGAGGGCGGCTATCCGCTCGAGTTAATTTACTCCGCGGAGCGGGATCCAACTGATCGTAGGCCCGCCTTACTCCAACAGTTGGGATTCGACACCACGGCAGTATCGCGGCCGTACCTGGTGTCCGCCCTCGAAAGAGCCATCAGAGAGATGTCCATCCGGATCCATGACGGCAGCACTCTGCAGGAGTGCCGGCAATTTGTCCGCAAGCCTTCCGGGCGTGAGGAAGGCATTGAGCACGATGATGAAGTCTTCGCGCTCGCGCTCGCACTGATCGGCCTGGCGAAAGCGCGTCGAGCATTCCAGTATCGAATCGAGCGAGAGCAAGCCAGGCTGAAGCAGTGGAGACCCGAGCGATACGGACCATATGCAAAGCCCAGCCGGGGTGACGATGACGAGTGAAGATGCCTTTCACGTACATCCCGGGTGAGACCTATCTGCAGGTCGAAGGCGGAATGATCGAGCTTGTGCACCAGGGCACTGTCGTCATGAGAATGACGCCAGAAGAGGCCCGGAGCAACGCGGCGGATTTAATCGCCGCGGCGGATAGTGCGGACGCGGAAGAACAAAGAAAAGCGATGCACATGTCCGAGCATGATCTCGACACGCTCAAGGACGTTATTGCCAACCCCGATCTATATGGGCTGACAGCATGTGCCATTTGCGGAGAGAAGCCGGCGATAGTGGGAGTCTTCACGCCTAAGGAATCATTCGCTAAACGCATCGGACAACCGGCCGGCAAGCATCGAGTTGTGGCGTATGCGCTCTGCGACAACTGCTGCAATTTACCCGACCGAGATGAACAGGTAGAACGCCGAATGATCAAAGATCTCGGTGTGCAGTGATGCCGAAGACCTACCAAATCCCGCTGAGTGACGCGGAAAAAACGCGGCTGATCAATCGTATCGAGTACGACTGGCAGGACGCGAAAGCCGCGCATATGCAGCGATCGGAGCGGTTCGCGTCATACCTCCAGCGGTGGGAGGCCCGAGTATCGCCACCGAAGAGCGGCGAGGAACGGCTGCCGAACCAGCCCTTTCCGGTGATTAGGTGGAACGCCTTCAACAAAGTCGCGCGGGACATCCAAGCGTTATTCGGCGACAAAGCCTCGATCTATGCGGATCCGGTGGGGCCGAGCGATTACGAGAAGGCGCGCAAGGTCTCGGCCTACATGACGTCTCGAGTCTTCGGCCAGATGGCAATCACGATTCCGATGGTGGAGTTCGAATTTCGCCGCGTGCTGTATGGACGGGCGATCGCGTATAGGCCTTGGTATCAACGCAAATTTGACGTGCTCGAGCAACGACCGGACGGGATGTACGTGAAGCGGCAAGTCGCAGACTACATCGGGCCTGGCTTTTTCCCCTGCGAGCCGGACGATGTAGTGGTGCCGGCCGAGCGCGGCGTGCAGTCCATCCAGGATTTCAGCTACACGATCCGGCGCCACTTCGTGACCATCGATGAACTCCAACGCGAGGATGGCGGCTACTACCTCGGGACGTCGGACCCGGACTTCGTCCAGAGGGCAATTCAGGCGGCCAGGCGCGGCGGCGGAGTCGACCGCGGAATGAGCTCCGACCCGGTGCGTGATGAGCAAGAGCGCTCGAAAGGTGTGAACTTCGATGACCAGACATCGCGCAGGCCTGCGCGCGGTCTATGGGTCTGGGACTGGTTCGGTTACTGGCGGCCGCTGAAAAAATCCCAGGCCGACGGAGAGACCGACGACCTCACATATCGCGAATCGTATGAGGCGGACTGGATGGTCAGCTATATCCCGGACATGCGCGAAATCGTGGGCTGCCGAGACCTGCTGCAGCTCTACCCCAGGATGCGGCGCCGGCGGCCGTTCGTTGACTCAAGCCTCGTGAAAGACGGCAGCTACTGGAGCATGGGCTTCGGCCAGATGCTGCAGGACGTCGAGACCGAGGGCACGTTAAACAACCAACTGCTGACAGCGGCCGGCGAGCTCACCGTATACCCGGTGATTTTCTACAAGCGGGACAGCGGGCTCAATCAACGCGTCGAGAGGCTGACTCCTGGCACCATGATCCCGACGGAAGACCCCGGGGGCGTCAATGTAATTTCACTGCGACCGAACCTGGAATATGCAGTCATGCGGAACCAGGACATCCTCTCGATCGGCGAGAGAACGACCGGCATCACCGATCAATCGATGGGCCGGTCGATCGATCGGCCGAACGCGCCGCGGACCGCAACAGGCCAGCTCGCCCTCATCGAAGAAGGCAATGTTCGCGCATACCTCGACGCGACCATCTTAAGAGAGGATATCGAGCAGATCATCGATGACATCTGGATGCTCGACTCGGACCTGGCGCAGAAGGAAGACCCGGGCGTATGGTTCCGCGTGACGGAGTCAGAGGCCGAGGGCCCGGCCGGCTTCGATGTCGAGCGCGGCGGCGCGTACATGACCGCGCAGGAGTTCGGCGGCCAGTATGACTTCCGTTTGAAGCTGGCAGTAAGCGCATATTCTCGCGAGGCGCAGGCCCAGAAAGTCATAACGCTGTATGACCGCGCGATGCTCAATCCAGTGGTCGCCACGAATCCGGCGGCCATGTGGGCAGTCCTGAATCGCCTGGCTGAAGCGCTCGGCGTGGATAACTTCGAAGCCCTGGTGCCGGCGCCACCACAGCCCGATTTACCGAAGACTCCCGACCAGGAATGGAATGAAATGCTCGAGGGCAACGACCAGGTGTTGCCGAACCCGCAGGACAACGACCAGCTCCACCTGATCGAGCACGGCAAACAACTCTCGCAATCGCGCAATGATCCAAACGCCGACGTGCAAGCCCGGCAGCTACTGATCAAGCATATTATGCAGACGCGCGAGCAAATGGCGTCGAAGCAGGCCATGCAGGCCCTCACGCAGCAGTTGATTCAATCGATTCAGCCGGAGGGTGGCCCAGGTGCGCCGAATCTGCAACAGCTTTTAGGAGGCGTCGCTCAAGGCGGGGTGCCAGGCATACCAGGCGGAGGTATGCCTGGAGGGGCGCCGGGGCCCGCGGCCGGTCCATCGCAGCAACCTCCCGGCGTGCCTCCGGGAATGCCGCAACCGGCCGCGCCGCCGGCGGGGTCTGACATGAACATGCCGCTACCTGGTGGGGCTATCGGCTCGAGCGCGGCGCCGACGCCGGTCGAAGGGATGTTGTGACGATCGAGGAGCAGTACGACCTCTCGGATGTTGAGGCACTCGAGGCTCTCACCGGCTCGCACGGCTGGGTATTGCTCGAGCGGCGGATCACGGCGATTGTGGAGCGCACCAGACGGGCCCTTGAGAACGAGAGCTCGGCCAAACAGTCGAATAAACTCCGCGGGCAACTCTACGCGTATCGGGTAGTCCTCGATCTGCCGAGCATTCTAGCGGCGGAGATCTCGCAGCAGGTCAAGATTCGCTCGTAAATTCATGGATCACGTAGGAATCAGTTTTGAGACCCCTTTGCGGGTAATTCTCGAGACGGCGCCGCCGGCGCCGGTCGAACCCCGCGCAATCATCACGCTTCAATTCGCAGAGAACACCATCAAAGGAGAAAGCATGTCGGCATCAATGCGGGTCGGCACTTACGCAACAGTGTCGGTCGAGTGGACGGATAAAGGCGGCAACACCGTCGGGGTGGAGCACGGCACCGTAAACTGGGCATCCTCTGACCCAACGATTTGCACGGTGACGCCTTCTACAGGCAACCCGGCAATCGCCAATTTGTACGCGCCCGGGAAGATCGGCACCGTGCAGATTCACGCGACGGGCGATGCGGATCTCGGGGAAGGGGTGAAAAACGTCACGGCAACTCTGGCGGTAGAGGTCATCTCCGGAGAAGCGGTGGCCGGCGAGATCACATTCACCCAGTCCCCCGGGCAGGGAGCGGAAGGAGCCAGCAGCACCGCACCGGCCGGCACGGGCGGCCATCCGAGTCACGGTGGGCCCAGCGGCGGCTCGAGCTCGGCGGCGCCGAAACAGCACGACGCCAAATCCAGCTCCAGCGCATCGGATAAACCCCGCAAGTAGCACGCAAGCAGGGGTTGGGGGCGCGACCGGGCGCCCCCAATCTGGTTCAGTGAACGAGAATGCCTTGGACTACCAAGGACGTTAAAGGGAAAACGAAGAAGGCGAAGAGCCCAACAGCCCAGCGGCAATGGGTTCATATCGCGAATCAACTGCTGGCCTCCGGCAAGTCGGAAGGCCGGGCCATCAGAGAAGCCAACGCCGTTGTGGCGCGGCGGAAGGACGCATAATGCCATTTCCCCCAAAGAAACCTGTAATGCCGATCGAACCGGACGACGACGAGCTGTTGCCGGTCGGCTCCAAGAAGAAGGGCGGCCTTCCAAAGCTGCCTCCCGGCAAAGCGAAGAAGCCAGTCCCCGGGGCGGCTGTACCGATCTGGCAGAAGATCGCCGCGGCGATGCTCAACAAATGACGGCCGCGGTATGGGTGGCGGTCACCTGCCACTATTGCAGCCGGGGGCGGGCGCCGGCGGAGATCATCTATATGCCGGGCGGTATCCAGATATGCCTGGATTGCTACCACCGGCACCGTGAGGGCGTGATGGCATTGGCCGGCAAGCCGCCAACGGAGTGCAGCGAGTGCCATGCGGCATGGGAGCCAGGCGCCATGATGGCCGTGCACTACGAACACGGCCTCTACCGCTGCATGTGCCTGCCATGCAGTGACAAGTACGTCCCGAAACGTCGAGACATCTACGGCCCAACCGAGTACGGCTGGAAAAAGAAGCTGGTCTGATCATGGAAACCGAAGAGAGAGAGCAACCGCAGAAAAAGGAGCCCGAGACCGTTACGATGACGGTAGCCGAGCGTGACGCGATAATCCGTGAGCGCGATGAAGCGAAACGCTCCGAGCGCGAATGGGCAAATCGTGCATTACACGGCCACAACGGCAACGGTCACAAGCAGGATGAGGTAGTCGAACCCGAGCCCGACATCGTGGACACCGAGGACCTGCTGCCGGAGGCGGCGGCTGATTTCGATAAGGCGATATTCGAAGACCCGGACAAGTGGCTAGCGGCGATCGCCAAGGGTCCCGCGGCCATCGAAGCATTCCTGAAATCCAAGGGCATGGTGACCGCGGCTGAAGCGGCGGAGATTGCGGCCAAGGTGGCGCGCCGCACGATCAACGTAGAGCGTACGCGCATCACGACCGACAACCGGCTGATGACCACCTTTCCGGAGTTGGCGGATAACCAGTCCGAGTTGTTCAAAGAGACCGCGAAGCACTACCAGGAGCTGATCGACTTCGACCCGGACGCCAAGAAGTACCCCAGCACCCTCTTCGCCGCGGCGAAGGCCGCTAAGGCGAGCCTGGCGCGGCGCCGCTCCGATGACGAAGAGGATTACGGCTACGAGGACCGCAGGGCGCGTATAGCGGCGCAGGACGGCTCTCATAACGGCCGGGCCTCGAGGGCGCCTGCAGAGAACGAAGAGACGCTCGGACCGCAGGCGCGCGAAGTCCTGGCAAAGATGGGCGTGACCGAGGATAAATTCCGGGCGAAGGCCAAAGAGCTCGGTGTGAACGTACGGAGGAAACGGTAATGGCGAAGAACGACAGGAGCTCGAGTTTAGGCGGAGTGCCGATCGAGAACCAGGAGGCCGCCGGCATCCCGGACAGCCCGATCTTCACAAACCCGCGAATCGAAATGGAAAACCCGCTGCTTGATCTGCATGTAGCCGGAATGCTGGTTCGCGATATGCCGCTCGAGCAACAGCACCGGCTGGTCTATCAGCAGACCGATGAAGGTATCGCGGAGATGAACGCCGGCAAGTCGCCGCACCGCATCGAGACCATACGCGATGAATTCACGGGCCAGTGCCAGCAGCGTCGCGATGAGATTGTGGAGCGTGGCATGGAGCCCTGGGAGGCGACCAACCCGATGGCCGAGCTCGCCAAGCGTCACGTAGCGCCAGGATTTAAAGGGAAATTCCTATCGCCTGCGCGCATCGACAAGTACGGTGGCGAGACCGGCGGCTACGAAATCGTGAAGGACGGCCGTGGCGACCCAGTGAAGCTCCGCAACATGCCGCTGGGACAGATGTCTATCGAGCGCGTCAATAAGCGGAATAAGCGCTATGCGGACCTCGCCGCGGATGCCGCGAGCGAGATCAAACGACAGTATTTGCAGGATGGCGGGAGAACCGCCCTCTCAGATTCGTAAAGAGTTTCGAAGCACGCGAAGCAAGGCGCGTCCCCTCGTGACTACGGTCCATCTGGACGCCGGCCGTTAGCCCTCAAGGCGGCAAAACAATGTCTTCGCACCATTGAGGAATCAACTCAATGAGGTAATTCCGTGCCCACTAACGTAAGCAATCCGCAGGGATTCCGGCCCACGAACCGGTCGGCGTCCGGCGGGCCCAGTGCCGCCTTCCGTTGTCACAAGCTGGCGGCATATCCGACCGCGCTGTTCATTGGCGACGCGGTAACGAAGGTGGCGGCCGGCTCCCAGCCGACGCCGGCGATCTCCGCGGCCATCACGCCCGGAACCACACCGACGTACGGTGTGAATCTGGTCTATGGTGCCGCCAACACTCTCACGCTCGAGCACCTGGTAATCGCTGCTGGCAACCTCCAGATGTTCGAGGTGCAGGACAACAACGACGTCGACGGTGTCGGCCCCGCCGACATCAATAAAAACGGCAACATCGAGCTGTTCCCGGGCAATGCTCTTACGCAAATGTCCGGGCACTGGCTCGATGAATCCACAATCTCGGGCACCGCGACGCTCGATCTGAAACTTCAGGGACTCTTGCAAATCCCCGGCAATGTCTTCGGGTCTTTTGCGCGCGTGCTCGTGACCTTCAACAATAGCCAACTCGCCAACCAGGTGGCTGGTCTGTAAGGAGAAGCCATGAACGTAAGAGGACAATTTTCCGACTTCTTCTTCGACACCATGCTGCCGGCCATGACGGCCAAAATTGACGAAGGCAAAGAGATGAAGCCGCCG